AAACCACTATCTCCAATACTTGTAACACTATTAGGAATAACAATAGATGTCAAACTGGTACAATTATCGAAAGCATAACTTCCAATACTTGTAACACTATTAGGAATAACAATAGATGTCAAACTGGTACAATTATCGAAAGCATAACTTCCAATACTTGTAACACTATCAGGAATTATAGTGTCTTGACAACCTACTATTAATTTATTAGAACTAGTTTCTATGATTGCGTTACAATTATTACGACTATCATATACTGAGTTTCCACTTTCAACAATTATAGAGTTCAAACCGGTGCAATTAGAGAAAACACTATTTCCAATGCTTGTTACACTATTACCAACCGTTACAGAGTTCAAACTAGTGCAACCGGAGAAAGTACCACTTCCAATACTTGTAACACTATCAGGAATAGTCACAGAGTTCAAACCGGTGCAATAAAAGAAAGCATAACTTCCAATACTTGTAACACTATTAGGAATCTCAATAGATGTCAAACCGCTGCAACCACTGAAAGCACTATCTTCAATGCTTGTTACACTATTTGGAATCGTTATTGAAGTCAAATTAGTGCAACCACTGAAAGCACTATTTCCAATGCTGGTGACACTATTAGGAATCTCAATAGATGTCAAACTGCTGCAACCACTGAAAGTACTATCTTCAATGCTTGTTACACTATTAGGAATAACAATAGATGTCAAACTGGTACAATTATCGAAAGCATAACTTCCAATACTTGTAACACTATCAGGAATAGTCACAGAGTTCAAACCGGTGCAATAAGAGAAAGCACTATTTCCAATGCTGGTGACACTATTAGGAATAACAATAGATGTCAAACTGCTGCAACCACTGAAAGTACTATCTTCAATGCTTGTTACACTATTAGGAATAACAATAGATGTCAAACTGCTGCAACCACTGAAAGTACTATCTTCAATGCTTGTTACACTATTAGGAATAACAATAGATGTCAAACTGGTACAATCATAGAAAGCATAACTTCCAATACTTGTAACACTATCAGGAATAGTCACAGAGTTCAAACCGGTGCAATAAGAGAAAGCATAACTTCCAATACTTGTAACACTATTAGGAATCTCAATAGAAGTCAAACCGTTACAATCAATGAAAGCATAATTTCCAATTCGTGTGACAGTTTTTGGTAAAACAACGGTTTCTACATTACATGAAATATCGTAAGATTCAAATGTTACAAAAAATGGACCTTCAACAGTCATTGCTTCTGTATCTACGTCACCTAATAAAGTCACATCATCATCAAATGTCATGCACCACATTTGTTTTTCTTCATCAAACTCATTAGAAACTACAGCAGGACCATTATATGTAGCACCGGCACCAACTAACGTTTCTATAATTCTACCAAAATCATATATTTCGTTATCAGTTGTGGTATACCAGATTTTTGTTCCATCTGTTGTCGGTTCATAATCATCTACTTCAGCTGAAAAGAATAGTACTGATAACTTTGGTACTTCTTCATCTGACGATTGATATGTGATATAAGTAACAAACGCTGGAGTAAAATTATAAGTATACAAAATTTCGTACGTATACGGTAATAATACTTCGTAATTGGTGCTTACAAAAGCTGCGAAGTCGTAATAAGAACTGAGAGATTTCTTATCTAGTCCTGTACCTGACAGTACGTAATACGGTAAATAAAGTAAAAATCCTAATCCGGGTATTTTATCCTTTCTTTCTCCAATTGGAAGTAACGAACCTTCTGTATGTCTTATCATTTTGTATAACATGATGTTCCAGAGTAGTTGATTCGTGTTTTCACATTCGGACATATTTTTCAGTAAGTACAACGCGTCAGTAGTAGGAGTATCTCCACTATCAATCGTCTCTTTAACAGCTTCATTATCAAGAATATTGATTATACCGTTATCAGCAAACGCTTTAATGAGGAGATTTATAAGTTCTTTGTATAATGATTTAATATCTGAAGGAAGATCACTACTGTTCACCCAATCACGTACGTTATCAAATTTAGTTTTTAACTCTTCTACAGGATACTGTATTGAAACAGTATTTGTAGGTATAGTTTTACTAACAATATTAAATAACTCGTCATCAGTGAGTTCTTTATGTTGATCTTGTATGAATTTGAAATCTAAGACTCCGGCTTTGTCCACTTTCAGACTTTTGGAGGTGTAATCCCGTCTCAAACCGTTTACCCAACGTGTTATTTCACCGTCACTCATCCTGGAGGTATCGTCGGACCACATGGCGCGAATATTTTCGATGAGATCACTATCATCTAAAGAGACGTTTAAGATATCTAGTGTTTCTTGCGGGATAATATTCTCTAGCAACTCAAACGGTTCAGTAGACGATATGGTTGTACTAACTTTTAAGTTGTTAGTAATTGTTATCTTGTTCATAACCATCTTATTTATAAATTAATAAGGTAAGAATCAACTTTCTTTATCATCTATAATCAAATCATCTACCTCAGCTGAAAAGAATAGTACTGACAGTTTCGGTACCTCTGGTTCTTGTTCTGGTTTTTTCCTTGTTTCTACGTCAGACGACGATTGATAGGTGACGTAAGTAACAAACGATGGAATAAAATTATAAGAATACAAAAATTCGTGAAGATACTGATCAGTTATTACTTGATAATTAGTTTCCATAAAAAGTCCGGTATCGATATAGGAGCTGAAGGACTTCTTATCTAGTCCCATACCTGCAAATGTATTACCGTCAATTAACGGTAAATAAAGTAAAAACCCTAACCCATGTAGTTCACCTTTTCCTAACTCGGGTAGTTCACCTTTTTCATTCCTTTCAAGTGGACGTAACGAACCGTCTGTATGTCTTATCATTTTATACAACATGATGTTCCAAAGTAGATCATTTGTGTTTCTGAATTCAGACATGTTATCCAAAAAATGTAAAACAAAAAGACTGTCACCTTTCCGTATTCGGGCGCATTCCTCTTCAACAACCTTATTATCAAGGATTTTAATTACTCCGTTATCAGCAAATGTTTTAATGTTGATATTTCCAAACTCTTTGTATATCTGCTTAATATCTGAAGGAAGATCACTATTGTCTACCCAATCAAATACATTGTTAATTTTAGTTTTTAATTCTTCCACCGGATACTGTACTGAAACGGTATTTATAGGTATAGTTTTACTAGCGAGATCAAATAACTCGTCATCAGTGAGTTCTTTATGTTGATCTTGTATGAATTTGAAATCTAGAACACCAGCTTTGTCCACTTTCAGACTTTTGAATGTGTGATCACTTCTTAAACTGTTTACCCAATTTGTTATGTCAACGTCACTCATTTCAGACGTATCATTGGGCCACATTTCACGAATATTTTGAATGAGGTCATCATCATCTAAAGAGACGTTTAAGATATCTAGTGTCTCTTGAGGAATAACATTGTCTAGTAATTCAAACGGTTCAGTAGACGATACAGTTGAACTAACCTTTAAGTTGTTAGTAATTGTTATCTTATTCATAGTGAATTTATTTTTTTATAATTATGTAAGACTAAGATTAAACGTTATAAAGATCAAACGTAATAAAATAAAAATCAGACATTGTCGGCATGAATGGAGTTTCAGAATATATTCCTCCTGTAATATAAACATGTTCGAATTCTGATTGAATCACCTGATCTTGTAAAACACTTCCATATTCTGGGTGCTCACGTGACCACGTATCCACCACATTACTGAGTATACTCGCGATATAATTCATTTTAGTTGTAACATCTTCGATTTTACTTAGTTCATCATACAAGTTTTTATACATTTTCGTCTTATATAGATCAAGTGGTGATGGGTCAACTTCACCTATCATTGCACCGATTTTAGTACATCCTAACCCGGTCATAAACTCGTTAACTGCAATAGTATATAACATGTTTTCCACGTCTTCTGTCATATCAAACGTAGATTCATAAATCGTAGATTGCATCGGTTCCGGGATAGATGTATAACCACGATTTGATAAGAGTTCTTCTGTTTGTATATACTCAAGATAAAAGTATTCACTAAGGAACGCCATCTCAGGATACTCAGAATCTAATATAGCTTGTTTTATCGTATCATTTAAACTGGAAGTTACTTCTTGTATAGACTGACCGTTACTTTTAGCTAGTAATCCACTGGATTCTATACCATCTATATCTATAAGAACACTATCCATCAGTTTGAACAGTTTTTTAATTGTTACACTCTGGTTATGCGATGTACATAGTTCTTGTAAACGTTCTTCTGATAGTTCTGTATCAAGGTTAAAATACTTCTTAATAAGAGTTACGATATCAGTATCTTGAGTACTGTACGTTGTTCTTTTGTCAGAAATGTCGATCCACTCGAAACCCAATGCTCCTGAAGTGGGTTCCGCAGTCGAGTTCACTTTTAGTGAACTATTTATAGTTATCTTATTCATAATCAATTTATTTCATTTATTCTCGTTCGGGTACCATATTTAATAAAACTGCTTGTATCTTCGATTCATTAAATCCGATACCCATACAGGTAAACATTTGAGCATAATTTTCAAATTCAGGATAATCTTCCATTGTATCAGTGAAAACGGTTTCTGCTGCATTAGTAATAGTTTCATCAAATACTGAAGAAGGATTCAGATCACGTACACTCATGAGTTTGTCATCAAAAACTCTGGCAAGAAAACCGGTTATAGACCCTATACCCGTAGAAGGATTTAACTCTTGTAAAACGTATTTTGCAATAGATTGACGAACAATAAAATCAGTTATCTTATCAGCACTGTTTATTACACCCACACTAACGGAAGAATCAGGTGAAGGTAATAGTATACTCGTCGAATTTTCAGCTTCATAAGCGAACGGTAACCGTAATAAGAAAAATTGTCGTAAAGTTTGCTTTTGTTCAGATGTTAGTCCTTGATACTGATCGATTTTTTCGTTTATAACCTCAGTCATCATACCCAGGTAGCCTCTTATTGTACCAGGAAGTTTATATTTTATAGCACAATAACCGGCCAATCTCGGAAAGACGTTCAATATTGACCCTGGTTGTTGTGAGAAATCTATATCAGAAATATTAATTACTTGTAATCGTATATTAATCTCGTTGAGACGTGTTCTTATTTGGTCATCTGTAACATCTGACGAAAACCTAAGCGTGTTTCTGAGTATTGACACCATGTCGTCATCAGATGTCGAATATACTGTACGAAAACCTTCAGGAATAGTGGTTTCCACTAATTCGAGATATGCATTATCAGAACCGGAGCTCTGATTGATCTTTAACTTACTTTCAATAGATAACTTATTCATCTTATTTAAATTTAATACTTCCTAAAATCTGGTTCAGTGGTCCGAAGCCTCCTGTCAGCTTCATGGTTTTTCCGTTCCAGGTGAACACTATACCTTCTGCAGCATTGAACCGGTCACCCACAAGCTGTAACTTACTAAGTTGTTTATTCAACTTCTCTTGCTGTTCTACACTACCTTCTTTCTTGATACTGTTAACTGTATCTTGTAACTGAGTAATGAGTTCTTTCACTACCTGATCTTCTCTTCCTTGGTTGATCACTCCTTTACATAGTTTGATCACGTCGTTACCGAACTGTAAGAAAAAGTTATCCAGTGGCTTGACACACTCATCTACAATACGTTTGTAATCTTTCTTGATCAAAGTGTCTATCTGATCAGAATATTCGTCATACTGTTTCTTAAGTAACCGGATACTGTACGATTTATCATCCATGAAGAAACGTTCAAACAACATACCTATTGTCGGGTAGTCTTCGGTAAAGAACCAATAATCTTCAAGTAGTATCTCTTCAAAACGATCTCTCAGGTAGTCTCGTATCATCAACTCATCCTTTCCGATCTTACTCAGCTGATCTACATATCTCTTACACATCTCATTAGCCTGATCGGTAGTATCGATAATAACTCTCGGTGTCAACCGTGCATCAGTGTTCTTACATGCTTTCTCGATCTTATCCAACCCTTCTTTCGTGACACCATCTTTGACCCATTCCTTGCCGTTGTATCTGTAGATCCAGATGTCGTGAAAATCGACTTGGTTACTGACGTAAGGCATGATGTTAGTTGTTCCCTCAATCACGCACTCACAGTTGACGTATCTACGTTCGTTGTCACCGTTGAAAAAACTGACCGGGAGATCAGCAAAGACCTTCTCTATCGTTGATGCAGCACGAGTAAACGTCTTCAGTACATGCGGTTTATCTGACCACTTGTTGATCATGTCAGCTCTCAACATACCACCTCTCTCTGAGTTCAGATCTCCTTTGTTCCGAGCAAAAACGACTTCACCAGCCTTGTTCTTTGTTGCTTGTATGTTCATACCGTCGACCTTCTCGGTCACGTCGGTGATCTTTCCACTTAGTAACTCACTTACGATCTGTTTTAAGTCACCAAAAGTCAGTTCTAGGTAGTTATGTGGGTAGAGCATGTGTCCCGCTGCTCCTCCTTCGTTGACCACTTCTCTATTTAATTGTTCTATTATGTATTGTTGTAGATTCATACACCATTTTATATATAATAAAGGAGAGACACCAATCTCTCCTTCATATTGATATAATTGTTTTACAAGTTAACAGATACTTACTGCTATGTTCTGTAACTCACCTAGGGTCACATGATGATTAAAGATCGAGTCTTTTATACCTTTTGTTGTAACCGAGATAGCTGAGTGTGAATGTAAGCTCTCAGCATGTAAGCATACGATCTTAAAATCTTCAACGTTTTCATTTTCGTTCAGTGAATGTTTAAGTTTACGGATAGCATCTTCGACAAAGATCGGATTAGCACCGTTCAACTCACTAAACGCCTGTTCATCGATACGTTTACAAAAGACTAGTGTCTCAGTCGGTATAGCCTGCTTACACATATCTAATAGATCTTCGATCCACACGTCTTTATCAAACACGATTCCGATACGTGCCACTGAACGTTGTGAGTGTGGTATACCGAACCTCTCTCTGTTCAGTGCATTGTGTATGGTCAACTCTGTAGAACAAGGACAAGCTGAAGAGTAAACATAATCCATCCACATGATCTTTTTAAACTCACCATCTTTATCCAGGTTGACATCAAACGTGATGTTATAATATTGCCAGCCTCCGTCTTTAACTGTCTCTTCGTAATAACCTTGATGATCTTCACTTTTCTCGACGTGTGTACTTCTCAATGCATCTTGCCAGATCCTGTATTTGAAGTTCATCAGTATGTGTGCATCGAAACTCTGTAGGTCACGTTGGTAGTTCTTTAATATCTTTTCTAACTTACTGATATCCAGTACTTCATCTTTAGACTTGTAGAAGGTACGTATGATACGTGACATGTTGATACCACGTTTCTCAGCTTCCAAAGAGACTGTACCCGTGATCGAAGCCATGACCTCTTGTGTGTCACCACTCTTTTCTTTGATACGTATCGGTACGTGAAAATTGTGTATACCTACAAAGTCAATAGGTTCGTCATCATACTCTCCGTTCTGTATATCAGGAAGAGAGTTCAAGTATTGTTGACTGGGTACGAAATCGTAATCGTACTCGTGTTTGAGATCTGTTATTTTAACATCTTTCATTTTAAGCCGTTTGTTAAATTGATAAGTTGGTTCCACACCTTTTCTGCTTTGTCTACAGAAAGATTGTATTGTTCGTTCACTTCGTCTTCAATTGACTTCCAGTTATCTATCTTATCTTTTAATTTTGATAACTGTTTCATCTTGTAGACCTGTAGTTTATGAAGTGCTTTTAATTTGGCTATCTCCATTCCGGTGTTTCGATCATATGTATCCTCAGGTGAACAAACAGCTACACCCTTAAACGTCTTGTTTGTGTACTTGTCGTACAGGTAACAAACAACTGTGTTACCGTAAAAATAGAATTGTTTATTCATAATAGATTTTTTATTTGTTAAACTCCTCGTTTATTATTCCATATCCTGATATGAAGACGGTCAGTATAGGTCCATCCGCGTTTGATACACACTTCAGCTGCTTCTTTAGACTTGTTATCTAGTTGTTGAGCAGTGATACCTTCACACATCAACATCGTATGTTTATTAGGATGATGCTTGACGTAGAAGTTAAAGAACTGATCATCTTTCTTTCTCACGATCTTACCCATCTCTTTATATATCTTGATGATCTCATCTTCGCACTCAGGACCACTGTATACGAACTTAAACTGATAGTCAGACGTGTTAGTCACGATACTAATCAGATTATCATAGTTGATACGAAGACGATCATGTCTATCTCGCATCTCTTGTGTGTACTCCAGATCGCCTATTTTCCCTACTGTCCCGACAGACGTACTGAGTTTGGGTGACACACTGTAGAGTGCAATCTTAAACTTACCACTCACCGGGTTCAGTATCGGAAGAGTACCGTTAGTCTCAATCGTGATCACCATGTCGTCGTCATAGACCTGAGCTAAGAACTCTTCTAGATCCTTTTTGTATAACAGTGGTTCACCACCGGTAACGACCACATGTTTGACCTTTGGATATGTTTCCTGTAACTCTCTAAAGGCCTTGACTAACTCATCCATGTTCTTGTATGGACTCTTCTCCGGTGTGAAAGATGAATAAGGTGTGTCACAGATAGAGTCTTTAAACGTACATCTGAGATTACACCCGCTCACGCGAACGAAATGAGAAGGGACACCTGAGTACTTACCTTCTCCTTGTATACTTGTAAATAGTTCGATTACCGGTAACATATTACAGTTCTATTTGTTGTTTAACTTCAGGGTTTTTAACTACTTTGTCTTCAATCAGTATATCTTTAAGATCTTCTGACCAGTCATTAACAACACCTCTACTGTAGACAATCAGTTTATTTCCTACGATAGGTATATACAGATTTACTAAATCTTCCTGAGATGCTTCTGCCCAGCCAGATTCAGTCTCGTGATAACGTACAGCTTTGACTTTCAACCACGGATCTTCTCCGTTATTTTTAACTGTGTGATCAATAATACGTTGAACATTTTTAAGAATATACATCGAAAGCATCTCTGCTGAAGGATTAAACGGTAACTCGATCCAACGATCACACTCTTTCTTGATGAACTTTCTGAATTCAGGTTTGTCCGCAGAACAGAGTAGATAACAGTGATCCATCGAATCGATAAACTGTTTGACTGTACCTTTCATCAATCCGAAGTCATATACCATCTGTGCGTTATCTAGTTGATCAGACTCGAGAAAAACTTCAATGACAGCACTATGTCCGTGAATAGAATGAGAACAACGATGAGAAGTGCAGTTACGGACTATGTGTGCACTCTCCACTCTAAATTTTTTTCTGATTATCATGTATCAATATATTTAAAACGATTAATGAATTAAACTACCTAACATTTCACACAGATCTTTATCGTGTCTGATGTATGTCACCACCTTCTTTAGTCTCTGCGATACCAATCCTTCACTCACACCATACTCTTTTGCAATCACACGACCTGACGTCTCATCATATCCCTTTAACCCGAAGACTTTGTAGAAGATGGTATAATCTCGTTCCGTAAATTCGTTTTCTAGTCTGGTATATAGATATTTAAAGATGTCACCGTTGGAGAAGTTTTCTTCTTCGTACATGTTGGTCACGATCTCTCTTGGAGTAAGTTCGTTGTCATCATCTCGTACCGGACGATCAATTGAGATAGTGTTGAATAGTGACTCTCCGCGTTCCGAGACTTTCTTTTGTGCGTAAGCTGAGAGTTTGACTACTCGTATCTCGTTATCGAGACTGGTGAGAATGTTGTTCCTAATTGCAAAAGCAGCAAACTGTGTAAAGCTCATGTTTGATCGTTTAGGATCATACTTGTTGATTGCTAGTGCGAAACCTTCGTATGCCATCGACTTGAGGTCGTCCCAGGTACAACCCATGTTACGTGTACCAGATTTGTTACCAGGATTAAGTTTGTCAAAGAACTGTTTAGTAATCTTGTTAATCAGTGGCTCGAAATTTCGAACCGTCTCATTTCCGTTGTTTGTTTTATACATGTGAATATATGTTTTCAATTACGAGCTAAAGATAATAAGAATTTTTCAGATCTACAACTTTTAATTAAAGAAACCTTCAATAATCAAGTTTTGTCCTGCACCACCTAACCCGGTCATGGTCTTGTTACTGAAATAAAAGGTGTCCCTAAACGTGAGACCTTCTATCTTGACTCCCCACATGAACTGGTCTACACTCGTCACAGTTCCGATATAATGTTTATTTGAAAAGAAGTTGTAAATCTTAACTCCTGTACCTACTGTTACGTTCATCGTTTTTAGTATTAAATGGTTATCTTATATCTTATTATATGAAAAACAGTAGATAATTTAGTTATGTTATCACTTTCCCCAAGATTTGACCTGTTTAGATTTACTCTTCCGAAAGATTTCTTACCAGAAGAAGTCACGATTAAATATACGTCTTTACTTCAGAAAAATCCAGGTGTGGTCGTGACGCCGATCGATTATCTAAATGAGAGTATACAGTCTATCTCTATCCCAGGTATGAGTGAGTTACTGATCACACAACCTCAACACGAAACGAACACTACCAAGGTCAAACTACGGAGGTTCAATGTAGAGCCGAAACACGATGTGAACTATCTCTCTTCGGCTAACCCGTTAGATAGGTTAGGTAAAGAGTTTAAGGTCACTTTCAGACTAAATCAGGGACTGTATAACTACTTCATGGTTTACGAAACCATCTTTTATCGATACGCTAAACCTGAGTCTGTAAGAGCTTATGATCCAGTGTTCTTGATCGACATATTGAATGAAAACGGTAACCCGGTATCACGAATTAAACTTAAGGATCTCTACATAGATGGTATCGACGGATTAGATTTCAATTATAACAAGGTTGAACGAGACTCATCTACGTTTGACGTTACGTTCAAGTTTAATAATATCGACTTCGTATTCATGGTAGATGGAGAAGAACAGTAGTTCCTCTCCATCGTTTCATATCAGTGTCTTTTACTTCACCAGCTTAAGAACAGGTTTGATATCGCAGTTTTTCAGTACGTCGTTTTCGATTACGTACGGTAAGTCGTGTTTTATCTGCTGCGTTGTCTGATCAAAATACGTGTTCTCTTCAAAACTCTTGATGCTTACTGTCACCTTATCTTGTGGTTTGTAGTTGACCAGTTCATCAGGTTTGACCTCGATCATACCCGTGATACAGAGTTCTGGTAATTCGACAAATACACCACATTTCTTTGATGAGTTGATTATTCCGGTAACCACACCTTGGTAACGTATTGATGATGCAGTGTTCCAGTCTTCACCTCCTCGGCAGTAGTCGTCGAAGATGTTAATCACGTTCTTGTCACCGATAAACTTTAGTACATCTTTTCGTGAACATATAAGTGACATCTGATTCTTGGTACCCGGCTTCAGTATGTAGTTAGAAACAAAGACCTGTACTGTCTGACCGATCCACTTTTCGAAGTTATCTTCTATGTTCAGCACTATCTGTGAACCAGGAATGAAAGCTTCAATCATGTAATCTTGTCCTACAAAGTCAGATACTGTCGGTATTACTGCTTGTCCGATGAACCCACCACGGGTTAACTGAAGATTCTTTACTTTGATACTCCTATCATTCTTGAGGTCACGTTGTAGATCAGTATCTTTCAGTATGTCGTTCAACCATGCATCGACCATAGGTTTGAGTATGTCTACATACACTACTTCTTTGTTAGCTTTGACCACCTCAGCTTTATACTCCTGTACTGGAATGAACTTACGGAATTTCTCATACTTATAGAGATTGACGTTAGAGAGGACCACTTGTTTGGTATTACGTGATTCGAATACGACACCTTCTTTCGTTATGCGGTTAATGTGTAGATTGATCATGTCTCCGACTTTCAGTTCGGTCGGCGTCTCATTCACGTCGTAGTTTTCACTCTTTTGTATGCCGAAGATCTCATTGATGTCGGTGTTCACGTAACGCTTAGAGTAAGCTTTGATACGTAAACTCTCTTTTGTGAACTCAGGCCATTCAAAATCCAATGTACTTTTGAGATTCTGATGAAATAAAGGTACTGAATAGGTTACACGTTCTTTACACGGTCTCTCTTCTTGTACCGGTTGTTCTTTTTTAGATCTTAGATTGTTTTTATTTACCATTATTGAAAGTATTTAAAAGTTAAACAATTACCGATTATTTAATCGAGTTCTTAAAGTCCAGATAATACTGTCTTAGTATCTTTTTCGTATGTAATGAAGCAACACTATTCATGAACCACTTGATATATTCAGGGTCTTTATTACAGATATCGATGAACTCCTTATCTTTGTATTTACCGATATTGAAATATATGTGTCCACATTTCTTACATATCGAGTTCTCTGGTGAATAGAGATAGTTTATGTCCATCTCATCTATTTCTTCGTCACCTATCTCTTTCAGCTTCATCTGTTTGAATACCTCTACTGTTGCTCTGATGTCGTTCATAGCGTCATGTGCACCCTCCAGCTCTTGACCAGTGTAGTACTTATATACAGCTGCTAGGTTGGACGGATGCAGTTGTTTGTACATTAGAAAAGCGTCGTAGTAATGTCGCTCACCAATCGGAAATTCCTTACCGACACGAAGTAGGTTTTGGTATAAGAAATTGACATCAAATGAGTTACCGTTATAGGTCAGAATATCGTTGTCACCAAAAATGTCGATTATCTGATCAGCTATCTCTTTCAGTCGAATACCGTTTTGACTGAGAAACTCTTTGGTGAGTCCATGTTTCTCAAATGCTTCAGGAGAGATACTGTATTCACCTTCAGGATTGATATACCAACTATACTCTTTTTTAGGTGTCAGTGAACGATCTAATACGATGATTGATAACTGTACGATAAAGTCAGTCTTCGGATTCAGACCTGTCGTTTCTACATCAAATGCTATTATATCTTTCATATTAAATAGGTGTATAGGTTTGTAATCGTTTTCTATTAAATATATAAAGAAATACTTATTATTTAGTTGTATGAAAGATTTATACGATATTTATAACGAGGGACTGTTAGATGATGATGAAACCGCTATCAGAATGGGTCATCAACACATGCTTTCTGACGAGACTATTCGAGAGTTACTCAAGGGCGTAAGTGATGATTTAGGTAGGTCTAGTTTTAATCCCAACTATATAGTTAACGAAGATAGAAGTGTCACAATTTCTAAAGATGTTACCTTTAAGAAGAACATTCCTGAGTTAATTACTATTAAAGATTTTACTGATGACGTCAAGACTGTAACATTTCTAAGTAAAGATGTGACCTCGATAGCGGGTCTTCCGAGTGACATGAGAAAAGTGAATATAGAGGTTATCGCAACAAAAATCGAAAACTTCGAAGGTGCGCCTAAGATGTGTAACTATCTTAAGGTCGACACATGTTATGATCTGAAATCACTCAAAGGTATACCTAATGCACGAAACATAAGGTTTAAAGATGTAAAGAAAAGTGATTACATCACGGCCGAAAAGTGGACTGTAAAAGAGATAGCTAAGTATTCAAAAACCAAACAATCAAACATAGTTGTATTATGAGAACATTATATAGTATATATGAAGAATACGTATGTGAAGCATTTGTAAGTAACATCATGCGTATGATCAAACAAGATATTGAGACTTCAACCAGTTATAATTTTGCAAAGTTAGTAGATAAAGTATATATTGATGACGTACGGTGGGACAAAGTTGAAGATTCAGATATAGAAACGCTTCCAGGTACTGATCAATCAATGTGGTATTTTCGTGCACTAAAAGCAGGAAAAGACAGTTTTGGTATAGGTGGTGGAAAAAGACTTCCGATAAAAGATCATAAAGTGGTCATCTTCTACTACAGGAACGATAAAATAATTGGTATATATAGTCCGAACTGGGACCGGTTTTACCATAATAGTAATGGACAATTTGAATATATCGAACGTCCGAGAGAAGCTGAGTCGTATATGAAAACGGCTGACACGTGGTACGTCATCTCCATAAGTAACAACGATGCAAGTAAGATTCGTACTTCTCGTGAACAAGCTCAAAACTACATGATACCTGATCTAGATATTAAAGATCGTCAGTTAAAACATGATGTTAAGGGTGTACTAGGTAGAGAAAAAGGTGGATTCGATAATTATCGAGCAGGTAAATTCTTTTCGTACTGTGAACGAATGATTGAAGAAGCGAAACGTCGTTATAAAGAGATCATTGCCAAGAACAAAGCTGCTGGTTCGAGTACAGATAAGATAGATGCTCTTGTACAAGAGACACTGAACAGGTTGACACAGATAACCGTCTGGTTTAACAAGAACAGAGATAAACTAGATTATAGTTGGAGATCGAAACTAGAATCAGTCATGAAACTGATGTATGGAGAGTCTAAAGCCTACGGCTCGGGTAGAAACGTATATAGTTATATATCAGGTGGATTGATGAAACTGTACGAAGACTACTGTAAAACTTGGTGGTCATTAGGTGAAAGAGACACCTATACTGATATGTACATGAAAGACTTCAAGATGTATGAAAAACTAATCATACAAACAGTAGACAAGTTTAATACATATTACGAAGAGTTCAAGTCACAGTTCTAATAAAAGAAGAGGAGTCTTAAGACTCCTCTTTATTTTTGTACTATCTTGTACTCATATCCCTCTTTATTGTATAACTTTATCTTAGCTAATCCCTGCGCGTATAATCTCTTGGTCGGGAAACAGTCGACCAGATCATACAACTTATAAGTATCTTTTTCAGACGTCTTATACATCAATCTACCTAAGGATTGTTTATTGATTATCTGCGACTTAAACGACTGAGCAAAGATACAATAATCCATGTTCTTGAGTGTGATTCCAGTACCTACACACCCGTAACTAGCAACAAGTATTGCTCTTCGATTTTCTAATAAACACTTTATTATTTCTTCTCGTTTCTTGATACTGGTGTTACCCTTGATCATGTATACGGGTCGATCAGGAAACTGTTTTTTGAAGTAGTCCCTCAAGTAACTCAGGTATTCAGAGTGGTGTCCAAATACGATACAGTTCTTATCAAAACTGGATATTAGATTACACATCAGGTCTATTCTTTTTTGTGACCGATGGACTAACATCTGTTCGAGTAATAACAGGTTGCTTCCCTTTGACTTACATAGGTCGATCAGATAGGAAATGTACTCGTCATCAGTATAGAGAGGTTTTAGTTGTTGAAGTGTCAACGGTAAGATCTTTTCTTCTTTAATGGTAAACGACCGTTTCTCTTTCGGAAGCATTTTATTACGTTTCTTTTCTTTACCTGTTTTACTGATATATCTCTCAACTATAGAGTTACTGTTCAAGTATTCTCCACAAACTATATAATCCTTTCTTAGTTTATTATCCCAATCATAGTTGATCCTTATCTGTGTAATGAGTGGCTTGGCTAGATACCCACCTTCTATCAGTTCTTTTGATGATATGTCCTGAATCATGGGACCGAGTAAGGACTGAGTAGCGAAACTGTCAATAGTGTTCTTTTCAGGTAACGAACCTGAGAACCCAAATTTCAGTTTGACTCGTTTCATAAACTCCTGATTCAGTATATCTTTAATTGACTTACATTTACTAGTGTGAGCCTCATCACAACATACTACATCGAACTTAGTAAAGTACTTGGGATCGTACTTAGATGATTTCCTGTCACAGCGTTTGACCAGTGACTGAAAGGTACCGATCGTGAGATTGGCTGAAGAGCACATTTCACCTTTGGCCCACACTGTCTCACTCTTGAAGAACTCTTTATACTCTTGCATATCAGCTACTGCTTGTTTGACTAAGGTTGTATTAGGTACAATCATGAGAATGTTATGTGCTTCATGTTCTAGCATGTACCTAAATACGATATATGCAATCAGGGTCTTACCAGCACGTGTGGCCAGTTGTGACAGACTCTGTCGATATTTCAGTATCAACCATGCAGCATCGATCTGGTAGTCTCTCGGAGTGATATCTAGGTTCCAGGTCCTGATATACTCTCTAAACTGTTCTTTACTAAGAGAGAAATTGGTATACTTGAAGTTACTGTCCAGATCATCATGCTGAATATTATGTTCGTTACACCAGTCGACAACGTTTTTCCATAACCCGGAAAAAGTGTAGTAGATCAGGTGGTCATTTTTCTTGAACTTGAACAAGAAGGTCTCCGGATGTGGGACGCCCCGAAAAGACGGTAGAAACTGATAAGAAGGAATTTTGTTCAGGTAAGCTTCTAGTTCTTTCAACTCTCGGTCATCACCGTAGAGAAAGATATATCGGAGATCGTTAGGATTATACTTGATATTGATCATACATAAATATATAAAAAAAGAAGAACTATTAAAGTTCTTCTATTACTTCTCCTACGTGAGATCCACTATCTATTAGCTTTGAGTAGTCGTATGAATGTGAATCACTGTCACTATACGTGTACGGAAGATGGTTCTTATCTATTTTAGTATTCTCAATCATGTATATATAATAATTATATTTTTATTCTATCATCATTTCCCCATACGTCCCATCCGTCAAAATTATCTCTTGCAAATAATTCTATTCGTTTTCTATCTCCACACAACGCAACAATAGAGTCACGAATAATATCAGGTTTCTTTGAATGTTCTTGTCTTGGATATTCAATAAAGGAGTTTACGTTATGTTTAACTACGAGCTTATGTGCATCTTTACCTTTTGTAGCAATTAAACAAAGTTCACAACCTGATTTCTTCGTGTATGCTCCCATAAAACTAACCTGTTTATTATGGTGGTCTTTCTTAGCCCAGACGAATCCGATAGTTTTATATTCAAATCCCCAAGCAGGTATAACTTCGGAAATACATCTTTTTAAATGATAGTCCGTTGTCCAAATAAATAGTATAGCATTATCAGCCGTTATATTTTTTACCGGTATATTACATATATCTTTTATCGACATTACAGGATACGGTGGACGTCGCATTCCTTTTACAGTAGTACAATCAGGGTTTACTGTCATATCGTTATAATATGACCAGGCCGGATCTGCATAAATAATTTCATATTTTCTATCAGTTGTAAAGATATCTATCATCTTACTCTATGTTCTAAATACTCTTTTGCTAGTTCTTTATCATAATGTCTTAACCAGTCATCAGCTTTATGGTACATGTCTTCATCTAGTTCACATCCTACGTAGTTTCTATCACACATGCTAGCTGCTACACCTGATGCAGCTGAACCAGCGAACGGATCGAAAACTAAATCACCCGGTTTCGAACTTAACATGATCAACTCACAGAATAATAATACCGGTTTCTGTGTCGAATGAATCTGCTTCTCGAATCTGTTCTTGAAGAAAGGTGACGTGAAAGCTAGTACGTTACCTACTCCTGACCATCGAACTCTCTGACCAGTAGTCTGATCTAAAAACCAACCTCTTGGTTTTCCGTCTTGTACATACGGTACCACGACCTCTCTCAGATACTCAACCGGATTCCAGATATACTTATCAGTCTTGGTGATATGTAGTACCTCCTCCGCCTGAGACTTAAGTTTGTTCTTTGTTCCGCGACCTTTCTGTCGTGCATAAGTCAACCAGTTCTCGAGATTACATCTTAGCCCTACTTCTTCAATTATCTTAAATACTGTCGGTATCTGTGTTCTTCCGCAAAACATCCAGAGTGTACCCGTGTTAGTGAGTATACGTTTAACTTCAGTTAAGAATAGTCTTAGGAATTGTTCATAATTGATTTTATCCCATGAAGTGTCACTTGTCACTCCGTTAAATCTGATGCCGTACGGAGGATCAGTAACGATACAAGACATGGAACCTTCAGGTAGAGTTTTCATGTACTCAAAACAATCTATGTTAATCAGTTTATGATACTTCATGTACTAATATACAAAAAAAAGAGTGACCTTTTAAGTCACTCTCTTGTTACCTGTAAATACTTATTCATGTAGGTTCACGACCGGCATCATACCTGATCCACCTTGTACCGCGGGTAGATGTCCGTCCCACTTCTCGATCCAGTCTTCTTGTACGATCAGTCTCGACAATGATGCTGAAATTGTTCTATTGTAATATGCTTCAGCATCAGCCTTGATCTTCATTGCCTTGGCATCACCCTCAGCCTTGGCAACAGCTATCTTAGCATTGGCCTCTGCTTGCTTGACTTCGTTCTCAGCCTTGAGTGCTGCCTGTACGGCTGCGTTCTTAGCATCAATCATCTGTCTGAGTGATTCAGGAGGTGTGATCTGTGAGGTGAACTCGGTTACGATGAAACCTTCTTGGTTAAGTGTAGTATCGAGCATGTCGCGAACCTCGGACTCAAACTTAGCTCTACTTGCCATCAGTTCGTCAGATGTATAGTTGTTAGCTACAACTCGGTACGCATCATATATCACTGTACGCATGTAACCATCTTGTATCTCATCTAACCCACGTCTATACTTGAAGAACACGTCTGTTGCTTTATTACGATCCAGATAATAAGCCATTCGCGGATCCATCGTAAAGATAGCAGCATCCTTGGTATTGACTTTAAACGGTTCGTAATCGACACGTTGTACGTATGTCGGGTATGTGTGTACCGAAGTCGTAATAGGGTTATAAAATACGTAACCTGTTACGGGTGAGGCATCCAGGGTACCCTGATCCGTGAGTGAGAGTTTGTTGAACTTGATACCTACTTCTGATGAGTCGACTCGTGTACAACGCACCATGGTTGTGGGTATGACGATAAACAGTAATAATACTACAACAAAAGAAATAAATGATTTTCCGTTCATGATTTTAATTATTTTTAATGTTTAACAAAATTGAATTATCAAAACTTTGTGTTCAGGTGCACCCCAATCCTTGTGTTCACCTATTCCGGTCTTTATATTTAGTATGTCGTATGTTTGAGTGGTAGACGTATACCCACGATGAAAACAAATCTTCGTATAGTGGTGTTTTTGAATTCTTTTCAACCATTTTAACTCGCGGTACTCTTCACGTTTTATACCGCTTACTATCATGTCATACCACTTATAACAAAGTACCAGATGTAACGTCTCTTCTTTCATATACGACTTATGTTTACGGTCACACTATCTGACGTGAAAATTTGTACTTGTACCGAGTCCTGTCTCAGATCAATAAACTCTTGAAACTGTGATTGTAACTGTGTGTTTTGTTCTTCCAGTACACTCACGCGGTGATCTAACCAGAGTGTGGTCCAGGTCATTGCCGCGGCAACTACCATAAGTAATATTCCAGCTAAGTACTTATTCATCATCTTTTTCTTTAGGATTATACCAATATTCACCGTTATTCTCATAAGCACCACTCATTAACCACTTAGTAAATGAATTGGTTTTTATGCTAACTGCGTCATTCTTATAATCACAGTTGTACGCAATAAATGAAAGAAACCCGGAGAATATTATACCGAAAATTTGTCCTAAAATCGGAATCAAAAGTAACACGTTCATCAAAATACTAATAAGACGATCTTTGAATTCTACTGTCCGGTTGAAAAAGATAATGAACAGTAATGATGTAATCAACGAAATTATGTCACCAATCATAACTTAAAAATTTTATGTTTTTATATAAGAAATAAACTTATTTTATTTAGTTTCTCCCTTCATTTTTATCTTTGTTCGGATCATACCAGCGTACTCCGTTTGATTGATAAGCACCGTTAAATAACCATTTAGTGAACTTGTTAGTTTGTACACATATCATGTCATAAGTGCTACAATCGTAAGCGATCAGCGGAAGGAACCCTAATATCGCTATTCCGAACACTAGTCCGACAATAGGTATAAACAGTGCACAGATAAACAAAATGAAAACATATACATCTCTGAATTTTATTACATTAAAGAAGAAGATTGTAAACAGTAGCGAGGCTACTAAAAGTAATATGTACGTCATAACTTGAAAATTTTATGTTTTTATATAACAAAAAACTTATTTTTATTTAGTTTCTCCTTTCATTTTCTTAACAAACTGTTGTAAACAGTACTGACATGCCTGATTTTGTATCTGTTCTTCAGTAACATGTTCCTTTGCAAGCTGTTCAAGTTCTTCATCAGATATCGACATCATCGTACTGTTCAGTATGCGAGAGATGGTTTGTTCAGGCTGTCGGTCATCGACAGCAAAGATTAAACGAAAAGTTTTCATAATTTTTCAAAAGCCCAGATTTGATCTATCGTGTATACTCGTTGTGTCGTTTTATCGGCAAAAACATATTCTAAATATTCATTTTTCACCATCACCGTCGTCAACTGCACTGTTACAGTAGTCCCGTCAGTTTTTATGACATTAAAAACGTCACCTGGTACTAAATCAGTTATCTTGATACTACTGAATAGTTTCATTTTTGATAATATACAACATGCAGCAACACAAGTTTGAGCTATCTTCTTACCACTGATATCTGTACATAACCAGTAGCAATCTTCATTTGTCAGTTGTATACCGTCAAGTACGTAATACCGACCTACGATCTGTACTACACTACCTATGTGCTTGAGTGCTTGAAGTATGTCTTTTCTTCTTCTAAAGTGTGATTGAACATCTTCTCTCTCAGCGTATGAAGGATCGGTGAGGTTACACTCGATCCAGATCCACTGATCTTCGTACTTCTTACACAATTCAGGATCCTGAATGCATCTTACATATTCTTCAAAGTCTGTAGTACTAATCATAGTTCTTGTTTGTTGAGGTGTAACAGTATACTTTTGATAATTCATAAGGTGGATATATTGGTGTACACGGATATACAGGCTGATTTATTGGTGTCCACGGATACACGGGAGTGTTTATAGGTGAAGAATAAGGATAACTAGTTAAATCCTGTTTTTGTGACCTCTCAAATTCAATTAGGTACTCTACTGCTGCAGCTTTTAGTTCAGCTATGTTTGGATGATTACTTATCTTGACACACAACTCATCAATCTTATTAAAGAACTTAGCGTGATCTGTAGGATTCAACAGATTGTAAATTTCTTCAGTACTGAGAGAAGTAATACTGTAGATTAGTTGTTTAAAATCTTTCATGTTATTTAGTTTTATTTTAGTAACATTTATTATATATGAAATTAAGTGTAATAATTTATATGAAAGCAAATAATGTAGAGGAGTATCTAGGTACATTACAGAGTGCGATGAAAGAAACCTGGAAGTCTCATCTTAAGACAAATAAATATTCTAAACACATAGCACTGAACGAGTTTTATGATGACGTAGTAGACTTAGTCGACGACTTAATCGAAGAGTATCAGGGATTACACGGTGTAGTAGACAATCTCAAGAACATACTTACGACAGATGAGATGGATGCTCGCGATTATCTTAAGGAACTCCGTGAGATGACAGAAGCTGGTAAAGAGTTGTTTGAAGAAGATGAACTACATTCAGATATCGATTCTATTCTTTCTTTGATCGACAAGACTCTTTATAAGCTGAATGAACTGACAGAACATAAAATGAAAAACATAGTAGATTTTCTCAACGAAAGTTTAGAATAAAACATATATATGAAAAATCTAACGAGTACACTTAAAGAATCAATTATCAACGAAGCTGATACTGCATGGACGATGATGCAACCGAGGTACTCAATAAGTTAAATGTTGGTGAAGTATGGAACAATGACGGTGTTCTAACTATGAGAATTTGGTAAAAACTTTAACAAGTAAAAACTTAAAGAGTTTACATAAAAAATAAGGAAGCAATTATGCTTCCTTTTCTTTTTGTTCTTCCCAACCCTTTCCGTATTCAACTTTCACTTCCTGACTCACACTTCGTGACCTATCCATATAATATATTGCCATGAACAGATGAAGTAGTTCGGGTGCATCAATTAAGAATTGTTTCTCCACTAACTCTTCACTACCGTGTGGTTTAAGATCTTCGGTCATGGTGATCACGATCTTGTTATCATTTGAGATCGAAACATTACAATTTGGTGATTGTAGAGTCTCGACAGTCATGTAACTACGTGTCTGCTTGGTCACCTCTTTTGCAAGTATCTCAAATAAGCTCTTTCTCATGAGATTGGCTACTCCTGAAGTGTCGATGTTAACCTGTAACAGATTACTGAATTCTTTGTTGTCGATTTCCAGTTTCATGTTTTCCTATTTAATTTTTGTTCTAAACGTTTCTTTTTCGTAATAATATAAATCATCATATTTGAAGAGATCTTTTGGGAGATCAAAGGGAAATCATGTTCTCCTAAAATCTAACCTCATCTTCTGTGTTTATATTCTCGGACACAGTTTTCTCTTCTTCTGAAATACCGGATACGTTAACTACCATGGACGTCATGCACAGGGATACAACCGGGAGTATGGCACCTGTGATGTAACTAATCATTACCTGATTGACTTTCGGATCGGGATCTTGTAGGTAAAACAATACTGAATCAGTAAAATAAGAAATCAACTCAGTATTGTTCATCATCATGTACATATATGAACTGTATACGTTACCCAGTATCTGTACCAGTGTCAGTACAACCATCAGTACCCATGGTAACCAACTCTTTTTATCTTTGGTAATCAATAAATAAAATAAGATAGCTGCTTGACCGATCTCAAACGCACAGGCCAAGATTACGGCTAACCCTGGTGTGTTGGAAAGACCGAAAAAGTAGATAGCATGGTACACACTCACGAAACCTACTGAGAGATACAGTAATAGAAACAGTATCGTTAATCCATATTTGAGTATTTTATTTTTCATGATTTTCTATTACATATTTAGCTATATCGACGATCTTACTTCTAAAGTTCTGATCGTTCCTGATGTCGGTATTTTCGATTTCAAAGTCCCAACGATCATCATCCTTGAGTAGTTCTACACCCTGATTCTTTTTCATGTTACCCGGTCTGATGACCTTGATTACGATACCGTTCTTTTCTTTTATGTACGTTAACTCTGACGGTGCTTTGATATCCTTAAAGATCTTAAATCGTGGACCAATGTTATAAACGTCGTTTTCATCTTCACGTAACTCATTATTTCTTACTGACTTAACCCAGATATCTTGTCCGAGTGCTGACATGCACGTGTTTGCAAAATAGACAATGAAATCTCTTAATGACATGAATGGTTCACGAGTATAAGCTGACATGTCACCTCTAAATGTGTGCATGTGATTTCGAAACGCATTTAAGTCGACAGTCATCGGTTTATCTTTTAAGTCATCAACAATTTTCCAATCCAAAGTCCTCACGTTTATAAATAGATGATCTTTGTGGTAATCACTCTCGATGTAATCATGCGGAATGTTAGTAATCAGTTCGACCAACATCTTAGGCATGAAACCGAAACTTTCTAGATAGACGTTGTACGTATCGAGATTATTCAGAGCATTTTGTTCGTTGTCGATAATTCGATCACACCAGATGTTCCAGTGTAAGTCGAACATGTCATCCTCACACTTATCCAGTAGATACTGAATAGTGTTGGCCAGTAGATAGGCAACTGTGTTCTTACCCGAACCTCTGTGTCCTCTAATACCGATATATGTTATTTGTTTCATATCACTGTTGCTATAAACAATCCGATGCATAGTATCCAAAGTATGATAGAAGGAATAATCATCGGATTTTCAATTAGGTAAAGTTTAATTCGATTTAATGTATTCATATTATTTCATTCTGTATTTACGTATTTCGTCTCTAGTCCACTCTTCTCCGTCATAACCTTTATCTAAGAAACTGATGTAGTGTGCTAGTCCATCGGAATCGAAATTCCAGACGTCACTCACCTCACGTATGTTCTTAACGGGGTCTCGATCAAGCTCGTCATCAGAAACCATCTTACGTAACTGGTTTCTCTCCGTGGTACGAAAACGTTGATTGGCTAATCTTTTATCTTTCTTATTACTAAAGTAACAAACATAGCTAATAAACGCACCATGTTTTTCTTTTCTCGATTTTACTGATCTACTCATGTTTTTATATGTGAAACTATCTTAAAACTTTAGCAGCTTCCATCAATTTTTCGATATCGACATTATATTTTGCTTGATTTTTTTGTATCTGCTGCTCAATAGTCTGAAAGATCTGTGATACCCTCGCTATCGAGAATCCTTCTTGATCAGCTATCTCTCGAGGTAACATCGGTCGCGGTAGTCCGATACCGAACTTTTTGAGAAAGACACTCCTGTCCCGAGGTTTGACTCCGTCTAGTAACAAGTTTAAACCTGACTTGAACACGTCACGAGCCTCAGCGATCTCCATGTCACTATAAGACTCTTCAGAACTCATGTTGTCACCTACCGTCTTTCCATCTTCGTCGTCTCCGACAGGTGAATCTATGTCGACACGAATCTCTTTCTTGTATGCTCCCGTTTCGATCACATCTTTGTCTATCTCTGACTTCGGTTTCTTGACAATCCGGGAGTTGTTGTTTAACTCCTGTAGTATAAACGCCTTGATCCACATGGTGGCTACAGAGTTAAACTTAGCATTACTGACGTTTCTCTTGATCCATCTGATGACACTCTCTTTAGTATAACTACCTTTATTAAACTCTTTTTGGAACTTTTTCGAGATATCACCATACTTCAAGTATTTTGAAAAGTGAGTACGTAACTCTTCAATCGTTATCGTATCTGGTAACTCTTGTGCAAGTGCGAGCATGTTATCTTTCAGCTTAGAACGCTCAGGTTTATACTTATCAAAACTAATACATAGACCCAGGTTACCCGCTTGTATCAGATCTTCTAAATCTAGTCCCAGTCCTTGGTATTTTTTTGCAATCGAAATGACAGCTTTAAGATTCATTTCGATCAGTTTATCTCTATTTTCAGGACAATAGACAATATTATAGTCATTATCATGTTTGTTGTATACATCGTTTATCTCTCGGAAATAGATGTTGAGTGCACTACCCGACAGTTCATCTGACGAAACCATATCACATACGTCTACTAAACTGTCCTGTATGTTTGTCTGATAATTAATTGCATTCGTGAGTGCACGCTGAAGTAGTACGTGTAATCCAACGTTTATTTTATTAGTAAGTGTCTTATTAAATATACGATAGATGTCATTGTAGTTATCTTCAAAGACGTCGTTACATTCGTTCTCGTACCTGGACACGAGTACACTATTGTTAGATATAAACTTATCGAAAAATTTTTTAAAGGTAGTTTCTTTCATGTTACGGTATATAATAATATAAAGTAAACCCATCTTTTATTTAGAGTCATCACTGTCGACAACAGACCTTTCTATGTTTCCGTCTAAGAACTCTGCAAGTATATAGATCTTGTCACTCAAATTACTATCGTAACTCTCCTTTTCTTTCCACAGTAGTTCAATCTTCTTGAGCTTGACGTATCCTTGTTTATCAGGTTTTGAGACTTCAACCAAACACTTAAAGATGTTAGTAAAGGTATCATTTATCTTCTTCATGGTCATCTCAGCTCGAGTAATGATCACATCTTCAGACGATGCACCGATAGCGTAGTTAGTACTAAAATCGCGTATGAACTTACTTATTTCATTCTTATGTACCTTCTTGAGTTCAACAAAGTTATAAGTTTCTTCCATAAACTTCTGAATAGGTAAGTCCAAACGGTTTATTTTGTTGTTGTACGTGATATTGATCAAAATCTTGATTCGTTGTATAGCTGCAAAGTTGAAACTTCCGTTTTTGTTTCTACAAAAGAGAAAGATATCTTTTATGTCTTCTATCTTGAACATCTTCGACATAGAAGTAAATATAGGTATTACTTTCTCGAACACCTCTACATTCTTCACGAACATGATCTTATTTTCAGTATCTTCTTTCCATTCAGGGCACTTCTTTATCTCATATTTACCTTCCATCACTTCTCGATAGAGACTTAATCGTGTTTCTGTTATCAAATCCATCAGTTCTAGTATGTGTTGCGTATTCAACTTGACTTGTTCGTCATGTGCAGTCTTATTCAGACGTTCTATCTCAGTAAACGTCTCTTGATCATCAGCTTTGAACTCATTTAAGTCTTTAGAACTCAGTAAGTAACCATAAGCTTTCATACCTTTCATCAGTACCGGTAACTGCTGGACGTATTCTCGATACTTTCTTTCGAAATAAATAGTCTTGTATGTAATTTCGTTTAGGTAGTACTTATTATCGATCTCGTTATACTCAATAAACTTATTTTCAGAGATGATAGAACTTATCAGTGAGTTGTATTTGTACTCAGAAGGGTTTCTTTCGATCATCGAGTTACATATCCTCAGGATCGAATGTATGTTCTTAATCTCTTCATCATTCAACTTAAAATTCATCTCTTTATAACGGTTCACGTTCTTGGAGTTGCCTTCACTATCAGTCTTACTCACGTATAAGTTTATAAACAAATCATTAGAACGTAACCTATTGGCAAACTGTTCAATTTCTTGTGGCATCTTCAGTTCATCAAAGTATATTGAAAACTTGAACCTATCTAGTATATCTACCCCTACGGATAGATAAGATGAACACATCAGTATCTGCGTCTTCTTGATCGTTTTCTTGAAGTTGACGTCATCCATGAACTTTTCACCCAGGTTGGACTTCTTGTAGTACTGAAGGTTGACCTCATCAAAGATAAAGTGATCCTTTTCGAGAAAATACTGTACAGTAGACTTGATTTTTTTCGAGAACATGGTACCTTTGTCTGACGGAAAGAGTATACGTTGACCGTTAGCAATATCCCTGGCCATGGCTCTACACATGTATAGTCTCGAATCTTTATCAGTCTGGGTGAAGAAGACATGAAACTCTTTCTTTCGTGAATCGTCTTTATTTACCTTCAGGTGTACAATATCAGGAAAGAAAATCAGTTCACCACTTGGTGTACCAGACATGAGTATGATCGGTACTTCAGTGTTCTTGATCATCTCGATGACTTTACTCATGACTGGTCTATATTCTGACTGAAACATGAGGTGTGACTCATCGATAAAGATGTAGTCGTATCCCATGGCTTTGATATCCATGATGTTCAACTTAGAAAACTTATCTATAGTCATGGCTACACCAGGACACTTATCTAGTCTGACCTTGTGGTTTCCGTATGCATATAACCAATCTTTGTCACCCTCGACCTTAGATTTGATCGTAGACGTGAAAGGCATGACCATGACTACCTTCTTTCCATCTCTAACAAGTGACTTGACCATCTCTGTCTTACCTACACCTGCACCAGCTTCTATCAACGTTATCTTACCCAGGTTGTTGAGTAACTCCCATTTGATGTCACCCAGATACTGCTTCTCAGTAATATGAAAAGTCTTAAGAAACTCTGACTCTTTGATTATGGTTGGGTTACTGATGTTATCCAGACTAGCATATATCTCTGATTCATCAATCTGTGCAGTCTGTACGTTCATCTTGATCTTGAAACCGTGTTGTGAGTTTAATCTGTTTACTGCCCAGATGTCTATCGGTTTATCGTGTCTAGATGCTGTGATACAGTCGGCTTGTAACTCTTTATCACGTATAGAGTTAGAACATATCATACGAAGATATCGGTACCCCTTTTCCACTCCGTATAACTTGACCAAGGTATTGGCTAACCTCCAACGCTCCTGATGTTTATAGTGTACCTTGTTTTTAGTATCAAATTCGAGATCTTTAGCTTCTTTGACTTCTACCTTTAGATCTTCACTATCTTTATTGAACCACTCAAAACGACGAAAGATCTCTTGTAAGTCAGGATGTGTGACCCAGTCCGTGTTGATACTGTCGACATCAAAGTTCACATATATAAAATCTTCAAAGAACCGAGTATTGATCAACGGATGATCGTCATAACCGATGAATGCACCTTGCTGAGGTTTGAACATTGCTAGGTCCATCCATCTGAGGACATCATCTTTGGTATAACCAAATTTCTCACAACCTGCAACACTGACTATGTATACATAAGAATACTTATGTCTGAAATTGGTGATATATAGTATTTTCTTACGGTTGACATCATCCTGGTCACTCTCACTTATAGCTATCTTAGTGTACACGTGTAGTCCCTGACCGGAACTGGATAGTGTGACACCAAGAAACCAGTTACATTTCTTCAGGTGATCAAAGATCCAGGTCTTAAGTTTTTGTGCTATTGACCGATCTTTTATATCCATATCTATTACCTGAAACCCGTTCCAGAGTCCGTATGCTTTGGTACCGATCGGTCGTTCACCGTTAGATGTACTATAGATAACTTTTCTGTTAACCTTAGAGATGTCTTTGTTGTTTATATCATTGATCAATGAAACTAGTTTAGTCAGTGTATAAACGTTTCCGACAGTTTGTTTTATATTATCACATATGGTAATATTACATTCATCCAGTCTCTTGTTAAATCTCCGTTTGTCATCTTCAGTACAATCGAAATAGTTATCTTGGTCAAACGTATCGTTCACCCAGTGAGTCTTCCAAGATAACTCGGTAGGTGTGTTCATGACACGATACGCTTGTAATGCTTTCTCTAGTGATATTTTATCCATCTCGATGTAATATATGTATTTGAGATAAAAACTTAAACAACTTATTATTGTATAAAAATACTGTATATGACTAATAGAATAGAAGACTATATCACTCTCCCTGTAGTAAACCAGATGATTGCAGAAGGAAGACTGAGTAAGAAAGATGCTGTTAAATATATCACTGACTGTGCAGCTGCAAAACATTTCCTTGAAATGTACGATTCATCTGATGACGTAGTAGTTGATTCTACGGAAGATGTTACTGATGCTCCAACTGATGTCCCAACTAATGCTCCGGTTAATGTTCCTGTTACTAAATCAGCTCCTGTAGAACCTGAAGTAATATCTGATAACGCTGAAGATGACGGTATAGCTACTGGTACAGAAGAAGATCCTGAATGAAAAACTTAAAGAACTATATCGAATGTGAAGTTGCTACTCCTGGAAACACACTCGGAGCAGGTAATCCTAGTGTAGAAGGAGACTTGATGACTGAACCTATTCAAGATCCTCTAGATAAGAGGCCTAAAGCAAAGAAACAAAAATTAAAAAACGGTATGAAAAATATATCAGACTTTATTAAAGAATCAATAATTGAAGAAGGTGTTATTGATAAGTATAAAGCTTTAACAAAAACAGCTTATGAGAAGATACTTAGAAAAATAAATAATCTTGAAAATCCGTGTATAATGGTTGATCTAGGTTTACATGATATGTATCGATTTACTTGGAATCAAAGTGAGTTAAAAAATGTTGAATACGCAGTTTTTGATATTAAGACCGTTATTGATAAACTAAATAAGTATATTCTTGATAATGTAAAATCAGCTAAAGAAATATCTTTATCAGAAGCTGACGATGATATGCATCTGTACGAATTAGTCGGTTACACGACAGATGACGCAATAAAATTATATAATACTGTATCTGACATGTTCGTAAAAGAAATGAAAAAGATTGGTGTTGAAAAAATAAAAGATAAAGACGATATTCGTGGTTCAGGTCTTAGAAAATTCAATCATCTAGAAACTGATGCTGAGTTTAAGATGGAAAGAACTCTTGATAATGAACATGACAGACGTCCGGATCATATTTATATTTATCCTTCAGTTAGATTAGAATACATTTAATTAAATATACAATATCAATATGAAAGACCTAAAAGAACAACTCAATGAGAGTTTAGAGAATGTAGAGGAAGCTCGTACAAACGGTTATGTAGAGTTTGAAGTATATGATCGTGGCGTGTCTAATGAACGTCGTAAAGCCAAATTCTTCGCAAAAGACTTGTATGATGCTGTGAAATTGATTGTAAACAAAGTAAGTACGGATGAGTTTAAAGAAGACTGGAATGAAGAAGATGGTGAATGTTACTTACCTGATAACGCACCTAAATCTAAACGTGACAAAGTAGCTAAAGAAGCTATTGAGCGCATAGATAGTAGTAATGGTGATGGATGCGATTATATCTTCGATTTTACTTGGAACGGTAAAACTTACATCAAAGGAGAAGATTATTCAGAAGAAGAAATCTGGTAATTAAACCCTAACTGAACATAAAAAAAGGAACTCTCACGAGCTCCTTTTTCTTTTTGTGCTTTACTGATGTTAGAAAGGTACATCTTCATTCATCATATCATCAACAGCACTACTTGATGTAGCAACCTGTACTTCTGCAGTTACCGGCATCTCTGTAACTGTTTCGTTCACGGTCTCAGTTTTAGGATCTTGCATTGCTAGTACCTTCTCGATCCACCTGTTGACACGTTCAGTTACCGTCTCTGACCAAGGCTGATAGGTACACTCTTTCTCGAGATCGATCACCTGTACTTCATCCTTGAGATAAGTCAGCGCCTTGACGTATAGTGCTTTTACAGAAGGGGTTAACTCTTCTAACGTAGCAGTAGCATCTTTCTTAGCTTTCTCAGTCTTAGCTTTCGCAAGTTTCTTCTTTGCATCGTCGAACTTCTCGATCAACTCCATCTCTTCGTCAGTAAACAGTGGTGTACCATCTACCTTGATAATCGGAGCATATTCAGTGTCGAACTCGCAGAGGTCATAACTTATCTCTCTCTGTTTTCTCCAGGGTTGTTTTGGATCATCTGGTCCAGGTGCGACATCCATGTCCAGTGTCAGTCCGATCAAGTAATCCATCACGGGTACAGGAGTTTTACCTGACTCAGCTGAAGGATTCATCTTTGCAGACATCTTGGTAAAGATAGCTTTCGGAAGCTTCATCACCTTGACTTGACCTACCAACTCGGGCTGATTTTGATCCTCCAGGATTTGTACCAGACACCAATCGGATTCAGTCTTATCGAACATTTCCTTAGCCCATGCCTTCTTGTTCTCATCATCAGAGAAATGTAGTTTCTTCCATGCTTTGAACAGTGGACAGTTACGATCACCGTTACCTAACATAGATTTGACCATGAAAAATCCATCTGAATCGGTCATAGCATAAGTTGCTTGATGAACAATAGATTTCTTTGGTGCATACGGGTTGTAGATGACACGGATCTTACTACGGTAGTGACCGTCTTCTGATTTAGAGTTACTAGGATTGGTACGATAAACGTTGGCGTTACCTGCGCTCTTCGGTTTTTCTTGGAACACTTCGAGACTTTTTGAATCGAAGTCCATTACATCATCAATAAATGTACTCATAAGATTTTTGTTTAGTTTATTTGTTTAGTTTAATTGTTTAGTTGTTTGTTTAAATAAAATATGTGAAGTACGATTAGGTTTTAGTTTTAATCTAGTATTTTTATAATAAAAATATCAAAAAGGTACATCTATATTTTCAAATATCTGTTCTATCTGATTTTCAGGATGTAAACCTGATAACATGTTTGCATTGTTCCGTATCTGTGATAGATCAAATAACTTGTATTCCAACTCACACATCTTTGCTTGAACAGTTTCTGGTATCTGTGATTGATCTAACCATACCAGTCTCATGTTATACTCAATATGTTCGTGTAGTGTGTCGTACTTTAGGTTTAACTGATGATACTTGTTGATAATATAGTTGATGACGTCCTTTTCTTTCTTTTTGAAGTCTATTATGTTTTTTATATTTAACTGATTGGCAAGTGTGAGCCACTCCTTCTCACTCATCCTCCTGTTTCTTCCGTTCTTCACGTATCTTACCACAGGTTTGATGTTATCACTGTTGTCCCCACAGATGATCTTATCCAGTATGATATCACTAGGATCAATATAGGTCACTTTTCCGGATTTTCGTTTCAGTTCTTCCAGTATCGGTGATTCAGGCTTTGAAGTCAAGAAAAAGTCTACGTCATCTATAGGTTGTTCTTCTAGACTTTTGTGTAGATACAGTCCGTTACGATCATTGTACCAGGCTGTGAATGCACCACCGAAAACCTGAATCAGTTGTTTCAGGTCGTTATCTATTGACCAGATGATACAGTGTGTACCTTCGTCGTTCAACCGTCGTGACCAGTACCAGCACCAGTCATCACCTTCGACGTCGATAAACTGCGAAGTCGTAATACCTATTTCTTGACAATGTTTAGTCAAGTTGTTCAATGCGTTAAAGATGTTACTCCAACCAATCTCTTCACTCTTCGTTCTGTTTCCTTTATAAACTGTAGACTGGATAGAGGTGGGTACTGGAAGTTTCTTTCTCCATGATCCTCCATCAGTCACAAGTATGATATTATCAATACACGGAAACCGGTTTAACATTTTGATTATAGAATATGCTAGTCGGTTTTGTAGTTCATCTTGCGAACATCTTCTCTGTGATTCAGGTACAGTGGTACTGAATTCGTTAATCATGACAGCCATGCGTGACTGCAGTAACCAGTTTCCGTCTATTATGAGTGTACATTTGTTTTTCATATATACTAATATATAAATCTGATCGTGAACCTTTATTATAAAAGTAAATTACAGCATATGAATTATTCTAAGTACGCCGACATAAATGAGTTCTTACATGATGAAATGGTACAGAACATGATTACTGAGAAAAAAGAAGAGTTAAAAAAACTGAAAGATGGTGAAACAGACGTCACGATCAAGAAAGCTGCACAGAATAAAGATAAGTTAGAGGTGAACTATGCAGACAAAATTAAAGAGTGTAAAAACATCTTTAAACATATTATCGTGTTTACTAATGATAGGGATCCGAAGAGTAACAAGACACTTAAAAACATCTATGAAGCGATAGATAGTCTGAAGAAAGATAAGTGTGAGATTATTCCTGAGTTACATGTGTTCGTAGCAGCTGATATTGATGCTGATGAAGACGAGAATAAGATCGTGATCACTGACGGAGATGAGAAGTTTGTGATCGAAAAAGAATCTAATGTTGACACACTAATCTTCTCACGACTGGGTGTACAAGATGAAGATCAGTGTGAACACATAGTTAAGATACTACAAGATCGTGGTTTCCTGGTACTCAACCCAGTACAGTATAGTGCATTGGCTTGTGACAAGTATCAGTCAGCAGTACTGTTTGAAAAAGGTAACATACCACAACCTCGATTTGCTCTCATGACCAGAGACATCCTCTATGATGAGAAACTGTATAATGAAGCAATGAAAGAAGTGTATCCTGAATGGAATGAACAAGATCCTGATAAGAACGAAAAACTGATGTTCGTAATCAAGATATTAGACGGTCACGGAGGTACAGGTGTCGCCATGGTTGACGGAAAGAAGATACTTGCAATCTTCCAGATGATCTTCGCTATCGATCCTGAACGTAAACTCATCATTCAGAAAAAAGAAGAGGCAGACGGAGGAGACATTCGTGTACATGTACTTACATTACGTAACAAGCAAAAAATACTTGCTTGCATGAAGAGAGTAAAGATTGGTGGTGACTTCAGATCTAACGTCTCACTCGGTGCAGAAGCTGAACCTGTTACTCTGACACCTGAACAAGAACAGATAGCACTGAAGACGGCTCAGTTGTCACATCTCCCGTGGTGTGCAGTAGACATCATGCCGTTGGTCAAAGGTTCTAACCCAGAAGTGGGGGACAATGTAGTTCTTGAGATCAATGCATCACCCGGTACAGCAGGTATATCTGATGTCATGAAAGAGAATTTTATCAACGTACTATTGAATGAACTGGATGATCCTTCTGAGTTCATGCTTCAAGATAAAACTGCAGGTTATGTAGAAACGGTAAATATCAATTTCGGAGAAGGTATAGAAAAAGAGTTTCTTGCTAAGTTAGATACAGGTAACTCTACTGCTGCTTCATGTCTGGAGGTAGGTGAATATGAAGATACTGAAAAAACGGTTAAGTTCACAATTGACGGGAAAAAGTTCGAGTTTGAAAAGAAGATGGAAAGTAACGTCATTGCTGGAGAAGAACACTACAAACGACCAGTAATCGTAGTTCCTGAAATGACACTGGGATTAAGAAAAGTAAAAAACGTATATATAGCTATCGTTAAGAACAGGGATTCAAAAACTACTAACTGCTTACTAAACAGAGATATACTTGCAAAACTAGGATACGTGATCAATCCAAATAAGACACATATCTTGACTAAAGAGATGGAAAAAGTAAAAATAGTGTAACCTAATATGAAAAATTTATTAGAATCATTGCTTGACGACGATGAACAAGTATTATCTAAGTACGATAAAGTCAGATATCTAGAACAGATATTTGGTAAAAACAGTATGGATACTAAATACGACAATCGTTACATATTTGGTGATCCTCGATACGGTACATACACGATTAATAAAGACAGTTCAGTTGATCAATTTATCGACGACAGAACTGTCTTAAGTTTTCACGGCAGTGGTAAGATCATCATTAAAGATATGTCGATATTTAAAAAATTATTTTATCAACCCGATTTACATACCTGGACGGACTTTAATAATTATACACTTGTTATTGATGATTCAAGTTACGAGATAGATAATAGATTTACAATTAAATGTAAAAGTCTTATCATCAAGTCATGTAAATCAGTTTATTTTCCTAACGGAATTCCGAATGTAAAAAATATAGTAGTATACGATTCAAATAAAATCTTATTACCTTCAGGATTCCAACATCTTCTCTCTTTTGAATATGGAGAGAAAGAGCATTCCTTTATAATTAAACATAAGTAATATGCCAGCAAGATCTAAAGCTCAACAACGATTATTCGGAATGGCCCTAGCTGTGAGAAGAAAAGAACTATCTCGTTCTGAAGTAAATAAAGAAGTACTGGATATTGTAGATTCTGATATGACTAATAAACAGATAGAAGACTTCGCAGCTACCAAGCACACAGGATTAAAGGATCACATAAAGGAGTCGATACAAATTCCGAATAAGGTCTTTATCATGATCAAACCCGGGTTTCTGAAACATGAGTACGATATACTCGGGTTATTTGAAGAAAACGGTTATAGTGTGTTTCGTAGATCAACCAAGTGGTTAACACTCTCAGAAGCACGTGAGTTATACTTACCACATAAAGATGAAGAGTTTTACGATGATCTCTGTCAGTACATGTCCTCCGGTTTGAGTACTGGTATCTTACTTACTAAGAAAGATCAGGATACCGAAGATATGATAGAAGAGGTAAATAAATTGAAAGACGACATTCGTAAGACCTTTGGTATAGACGAGATGAGAAACTGTATACACTCATCTGATAGTGTAGATAACGTGTTTCGGGAGTCGAGTATATATGGATTACAGGAGTTATTACCCATTAATAAATCTCTTTATGAATCACTGATGGATGACGATGACACTGTATTCCAACGTGCAGATGATCGCACACTAGCATATCAAGTAGATAAGATGTTAAAATCAGGAAAACGTGATAATAAACTTATAGAACAATTAGAATCAAAAGTTGCTATCTATAGAGTTGATGATAATATAGATTTAAGAAGTTTAATATCTAACTATGTTATACTTGTAGGTAACGATTGTTCACTTAACTGGATCGACGTATCTAACGTTAAAGATATGGATTATACGTTTTATGGTACTAAATTCGATGGTGATATCTCTAAGTGGGACGTATCTAACGTAGAGAATATGAATTGTATGTTTTATAATTCCAAATTCAACGGTGACATCTCTAAATGGAACGTTAGTAACGTACGAACTATGAAAAATATGTTTGAAAGATCTGAATTTAACGGGAACATCTCAAAGTGGAACGTTTATAACGTAAAGAGTATGACCTGTATGTTTGATAGTTCTAAATTTAACAGTGATATCTCCAAGTGGAACGTTAGCAAAGTAAAGGATATGAGTAGTATGTTTGAAAACTCTAAATTTAATGGTGACATCTCAAAATGGGACGTTAGTAAAGTAGAGTATATGAGTAGTGTATTTTGTGAATCTAAATTTAACGGGGACATCTCTAAGTGGAACGTCAGTAGTGTAAAATATATGAACTCCATGTTTCGTAATTCTGAATTCAACGGAGACATCTCAAAGTGGGATGTTAGTAACGTAGTAGATATGAGTTATATGTTTATAGGTTCCAAATTCAACGGAGACATCTCAAAGTGGAACGTCAGTAAAGTAGAGGATATGGGCGGTATGTTTTACAATTCTAAATTCAACAGTGATATCTCCAAGTGGAATGTTAGTAGAGTAGAAAATGTAGACAACATATTTACAAAATGTCCGATAAAAAAAGAATACAAACCCAAATTTAACTGACGGTATGAGAAGTTTATATGAATCGTTAATGGATGATGATGACGTCGTTTTACAACGTGCAGATAATCGCACACTAATGTATCAGGTAGACGAAATGTTAAAGTCGAAAACACCTAATTCTGAACTGGTCAAACTATTAGAATCAAAAGTTGCTATCTATGGAGTTGATAATGGTAAAGATTTATACAGTTTAATATCTGACTATATTAAACTAGTAGGTAACAATTGTTCACTTAACTGGATCGATGTATCTAATATTAGAGATATGCGTGAAATGTTTTATAGTTCTAAATTTAACGGAGATATATCAAAATGGGACGTATCAAATGTTAAAGATATGAATAGTATGTTTTACCATTCTAAATTCAATGGAGATATCTCTAAGTGGAACGTTAGTAACGTGGTAGATATAAGTGGTATGTTTTATAATTCCGATTTTAACGGAGACATATCAAAGTGGGATGTTAGTAGTGTAAAATATATGAACTCTATGTTTTATGAATCTAAATTTAACGGGGACATCTCTAAATGGGACGTATCTAATGTTAAAGATATGAACTCTATGTTTCGTAATTCTGAATTCAACGGAGACATCTCAAAGTGGGATGTTAGTAATGTAGAGGATATGAGTTATATGTTTACAGTTTCTAAATTCAACGGTGACATTTCAAAGTGGGATGTTAGTAAAGTAAAGGATATGAGTTATATGTTTTACGGTTCTAAGTTCAATGGTGACATCTCAAAGTGGGACGTCAGTAAAGTAGAGGATATGGGCGGTATGTTTTACAATTCTAAATTCAACAGAGATATATCTAAGTGGGATGTTTCTAACGTATCGTCAGATAGTAAGTTTATATTTGTAAACTGTCCGATAAAAGAAGAATACAAACCTAAATTTAAAAAGTAATATAACAGGTATGAGAAGTCTTTATGAATCATTATTAGATGACGATGACGTTGTATTACAACGTGCAGATAATCGTACACTAATGTATCAGGTAGACGAAATGTTAAAATCGAAAACACCTAATTCTGAACTGGTCAAACTATTAGAATCAAAAGTTGCTATCTATGGAGTTGATAATAATATGGATTTAAGAAATTTAATATATAACTATACTAAATTTGTAGGTAACAATTGTTCACTTAACTGGATCGACGTATCTAATATTAAAGATATGGATAGTATGTTTTATAGTTCTAAATTCAACGGAGATATCTCTAAGTGGGACGTATCTAACGTAGAGAATATGAATTGTATGTTTTATAGTTCCAAATTTAACAAAGATATTTCAAAGTGGAATGTTAGTAAAGTTAAGATTATGAATTATATGTTTGAAGACTCTAAATTCAACGGAGATATCTCTAAGTGGAATGTTGGTAAAGTAGAGTATATGAGCGGTATATTTAATAATTCGGAATTCGATGGTGACATATCAAAGTGGGATGTTAGTAGGATTAAAGATATGAGTTGCATGTTTCGTGATTCTAAATTCAACGGAGACATATCAAAGTGGGACGTCAGTAACGTAGTAGATATGAGTTATATGTTTGAAGACTCTAAATTCAACGGAGATATCTCTAAGTGGGACGTCAGTAACAGAAGAATAGATACAATTGGTATGTTTTATAGATGTCCTATAAAAGAAGAATACAAACCTAAATTTAACTGACGGTATGAGAAGTTTATATGAATCGTTAATGGATGACGATGATATCGTATTACAGCGTGCAGATGATCGTGCACTAGTATATCAAGTGAATACGATGTTGAAATCGAAAATATCCAATCCTGAACTTATCAAAATATTAGAATCAAAAGTTGCTATCTACAAAGTTAATGACAATAGAGATTTAAGTAATTTAATATCTAACTACATATACTTTGTAGGCAATCACTGTTCACTTAACTGGATCGACGTATCTAATATTAAAGATATAAGTTATATATTTAGTAAATCTGATTTCAACGGAGACATATCAAAATGGGACGTATCTAATGTTAAAGATATGAGTTGTACGTTTTATAATTCCGAATTCAATGGTGATATATCCGAGTGGGACACTAGTAAAGTAAAAGATATGAGTCACACGTTTGAAAACTCTAAATTCAACGGTGACATCTCTAAGTGGAACGTTTCTAATATAAAGGATATGAGTTATATGTTTGCAGACTCTGAATTCAATAGTGATATCTCAAAATGGGACGTTAGTAGAGTAGAGGATATGAGTGGTGTGTTTGAAGACTCTAAATTCAACGGAGATATCTCCAGGTGGAACGTTTCTAATGTTAAAGATATGGACTCTATGTTTCGCGGTTCTAAATTCGACAGAGACATCTCTAAATGGGATGTTAGTAATGTAGAGGATATGGATAGTATGTTTTATCATTCTGAATTCAACGGAGACATATCGAAGTGGAATGTTAGTAGAGTAGAAAGTATGAATTATATGTTTTGTAGTTCTGAATTCAATGGTGACATCTCTAAGTGGAACGTTTCTAATGTAAAGGATATGAGTTATATGTTTTACGATTCTAAATTTAACGGTGATATCTCACAGTGGAACGTATCTAATGTACAATATGGTAAGTATATATTCAAAAACTGTCCTATAAAAGAAGAATACAAACCTAAATTTAAAATATAATACAATAGGATGAAAAGTTTATATGAATCGTTGATGGATGACGACGACGTCGTATTTAAACGTATGGATGATAAAACTTTAATAATGGCTCAAGTAGACGAAATGTTGAAGTCGAAAACACCTAATCCTGAACTGATTAAACTGTTAGAATCAAAAGTTGCTATCTACAAAGTTAATGACGATGGAGATTTAAGAAATTTAATATTCGACTATATTAAACTTGTAGGTAACAATTGTTCACTTAATTGGATCGATGTGTCTAACGTTAAAGATATGAAAGTAATGTTTTATAGAGACGAATTCAACGGGGACATATCAAAATGGGACGTTTCTAATGTAAAGAATATGAGTTATATGTTTTATCA